TAGTCCCGCATGAGCCGCTTCTGCTGCCCTGGCGGGTATTTCTGTCTGTAAACGTCGCCCTTGCTCTTTTTAGTGTCATACTGTAACAAGTCGCCATTAAGGATAACCCTTGCAAGCGGGTCGTCTTTAATGGCGGCTATATCACTCAAAAACAAATCCTCATCGCAGTCAGGACTCCCCAGATGTACGTCACTAATGCCCCACAGACGGCACTCGGGTGCATCCACATGCTCACACACAACTAACTCGATGGTGTCACCCCCTCCAAGCAGGACATCCTGGCGTAGCACACGGTCGCTTGGGTCGTCTCATCGCGCCACCTCCGGCACGCCACAAGCCCCGACGCTCGTATCATCACGCCGGGGCCTCGGGCCTGGGATCGTATCGCGCGCCGTGCCCGATAAACTCTACCGCGCCAAGGGCAGGGGAAAATTTAAGCCGCCCATCAGGCGGCGGGCTTGATCCACTCCTTAGACACAAAAAAGCCCCTCCCGAAGAAGGCGGCCAGTATAGTGCCCCGTTGCCGCAAGATAAAAGCCCGGTCTGGCCGGGCACAACTTTGCTATTATATATTCTAGATCATTTTGCGACTCTTGGGCTTGCAGAAAACTTGCAGATCAATGAAATCAATCTCCTTAATACCACCCCAGCTTTTTCGCTACCCCATACACAAACCCCGTCCGGTAGCGGTGAAATGTGCTTTCGTCCATCGCCAGAATACCCGCCATGTCACGTGCATGCATATCGAATCGGTTCCGCCCCTCCATCCGCGCTGCAAGCTCTGCCGGTGGTTCCCAGCCTTCCAGGGCCAGGCCATATTTCACCCAGACCACACGGCGGCATTCCTCTTTTGCCCGGGCATAGACGTCCCTGATAGCCTGCGTAATCCTCTCCATCTCCCGGAGGAGCAGGCTGTCGGCCAGCTTCGTGGCTCTTTTGTCAACTATGCTGGTACCGGCATACCTGCCCCCCACTACCGCTACGTATGCTTCCTGGCGTCCGCCAGCCAGAATAATATCCTGGCGCAGCTCTTCTATTGCCTTCAATGTATCCTGATATGCATATATTTCAGCCTCAACGTGCCGATATGCTGCTCTTTTTAGTTTCATCTTGACATCCCCCCCGCCTTATATGCCAGTTTGTAAAGAAGGCACTGGCCACAAACCGGGCGCAATCCTGGAGGTTGTCCTCCTTGCATTTGCGATGCCAGGAGCAATCCCCCGCGCCCTCTCCCCAGCAATCATTACACCGTCCCTCTGTGACCCAGTCAGCTAGTGCTAGACAGTATTTCACGAGTCCTCACCTCGCCCCGCCTCCCACTCCCTGTACAACTCAAACCAACTCCTAGCGTCCATTAAGACAACCCAATCGCAGTGATCACGCCGGTGGGCCACGATGGGGATGGCACCCGGCGGCGCATCGCGTTTGGCTTGGGCGAGGGCATCGTAAAGGTTGAGACGATTAACCCGCTTGACCTCGATATGGATGCCGGGCAGGCCAACGCAGTCAGCCCCGCCTATACCGCTATACTGCTGCCCCCGCCGCACGTCATAACCTTGATCCCGGCAGAACGCTGCCCATTCCCTTTCGCCCCTTTTGCCCTTCTCACGGCTCATCCTGCCCATTACGCCATCCCCCTCCGTTCCCGTGCCCTGGCCTCCGCAATTTCCCTCCGGTAGCTAGAGGCCTGCATCATGTGAATCTCACACATCTCGACCAGCCTGTCCATGATCCGGGTGCCGACGGTCTGACCCAACGCAGCAGGCGTTAGGTTTGTGGTCGCTATGGTTGGCCGCTCTAGCCGGTACCGCTGATCGATAAGCGTGTATAGAGTCGCTTCAGTCCACTCGGTCGGTTTCTCAGAGCCGAGGTCATCGAGAACGAGTAAGTCGCACCGCACCAGCTCCGAGATGAGCGCCTCCTCTGTGGTGTCGGCCTGTCGATTGTATGTCGCTCGCAGGCGCATCAGCAGTTCGGGCACGGATTGGAATATGACCGTGTGCCCCCAGCTCAGCAGCTCGTTGGCGACCGCTGCGGCCAGATGCGTTTTTCCGCATCCCGTCGGGCCGCTGAACAGGAGTCCGAGGCCTCGATCTGGAGGCCATTGCTCGACGAACCTCTTGGCCGCCTGGTGTGCTGACTCGGTGCCGGGCCGCTCGACCCAGGTATCAAACGTGCTGCGCCGGAACCGAGGCCCCAGTCTAGACTGTCGGAATAGATCGTCGATCCGCTGCTGCCTTTGCCGAGCCTCGAATCGTCGCTGTTCCTCGTCCATCTGCTCTTTAGCCTGTTTTCGCCTGCCCGCACACTCAGGGCACCAGGCCGACCATATGCGCCTGCCGGTCGGAAACTCGGCCAGCAGCTTGATCTCGACACCGTCGGTCGTCCCACACCCCATGCACTCTCTAGGAGCGTCGGGCGAGCCTGTCCCAGTCGTAGCCGTCATCCTCTGTATATGGTCGATGGCCTCTGTGAGCATTCCCACTGCTCCTCACCTCCTCGTAGTCATCCTCCCAGCCCTTCGCATTGAGCCATGTAGCCGGGTAGGGGATGTATGCGCCAGCGTCCTTGATCCAGTCACGAGACCGCTTGGCTCGCTCTAGGCCATCAAGGATGTATCTGAATAGTGCGTCATCGGGTGTGATCTTCGCCCAGGCTCGCTCTGCTTGCCCTTTCGAACGTTTCTTCGGATACTGCGCCCAGAACTCGTCGAAAAGCTGCTCCTGCCGTTTACTTTTGAACGGCGATCTTGGCCCGCTTTTCTCCGACAGCTTGTCCCCATCTGGTGTAGCAGTCACCTTTTCGGCCTCTACGCTTCCACCGGGGCTGGGGGCAGTGTATGCACGCGCGCCGTCAGGTGCGCATGTATATTCTTTATTGGTACTGTTAGGTACGGTACGGTTAGGTACGGTACGGTGCGATAAAACGCGATTGGGTTCCGATTCGGGTTGCGAATCGCCACCCGACTCGCCCCCCGATGGGGACCCGATAACCTGCCCATCCTGCGCCGATGCCTCCTGGCAGTACGGGCACGTCGGATCCACTATGCCGCGCTGGACGTGCCACCGCTCATGGTTGCCGCGTGCGCCGGCCTCACGGGCCTCCTCGCGCTTCTCGATGAGTTTGCCGGCGTAGTCGTGCCAGTCGTGTACGAGTAGGCGCCCCTGCGCGTCACGTTCCAGGAACCCGGCCTTGCCCGCGGGCCCGCAATTGATTAGCGCCTCGATGAGCTGGTCGGGGTCGCCATCCCACATCACGGCCTCGGCGATGTCTGCTGCGTCGTAACCAGACAAGTCCCCGTCCTCGGCGTAGGACAGGCACCAGTGCCATAGTAGATGCAAGTGCCCGATGATGGTAGGCACCGACACCCCAAGCAGCCGGGCGGCCCGCCTGGTCTTGGGGTGATCCTTGAGGTTGTCATGAGACTCGATCCACGCCATTGCTTGCCGCCCCCTAGCTCCGTCAGAATGGCAGATCGTCTTCCTGCATCTCGCCGTCGTCGTACCCGGCGCCGTCGTCAACGGCCGCCTCACCCTGGCTGCCCTGCCCGCCCTTCGGCCAGTCCAGGAAGCGGACGTTCTCGGCCACGACCTCCGTCACCCACCGCGTGCTGCCGTCCTGGGCCTGGTAGGACCGCGTATGCAGCCGCCCCTCGACGGCCACCAGCCGGCCCTTGTTCAGGTTGTGGGCGCAGGTTTCGGCCAAGCGACGCCACGTCACAATCGGAAAGAAGTCCGTCTCACGCTCGCCCTGCTGGTTGGTGAAGGGCCGGTCCACAGCGACGCGGAACGTCGTCACAGCGACGCCATTTTGGGTGTATGAGAGCCGCGGGTCGACGGCCACGCGGCCGATTAGAATCGCACGATTCAGCACGTCATCACATCCTCTCTGTATAGCTGGGTAGGCGAATGGGCACACTCACGATGCGGACTACGGCCTAGCCGTCAGGCACCGGATCCTCCGTCTCGGCGTGTTCACGCCGCCACTCATTGAGCAGCGACAACAGCGTCTCGCCGTCCAGGTCTACAACACGCTTCACAATGCTGCTGATGGTGCCGATGGGCACGTCCTTGGTGCTCGCAGGCAACGCGGGCGCAGGACCCTTGCCATCGGCGTACTTGGCGGCGGCCACCTTCCACGCCGCATAGCGCAGGAAGTCCTTGCGGTCCTGCTCGTTGGGCAGCTTGCTCGCGGCCGCGGCGTGGTATCGCTTCAGTGCCTTCTCAATGGTCATGGCAGCGGCTGCCGGTGCGGCGGGTGCGGTGGCCCGGGGCTGGCCGTTCGGCTGGGCCTGCGCCCGAGGCACATCCTCGATCGGAGCGCCGGACTCCAGCCACACCAGGATTTCGCGGCCTAGCTCCGGCTGGGGCTTGTTGATGACGGCACCGGTGAGGGTCTTGTAGCGGGTCTTGGAGACGATGAAGTTGTTGTCGCTGTCCATGTCGGCGACGATGTCAAACTCGTACTCCAAGCCGTCCCGCTGGATGGGCGCCATGCCAACCTTGCGGGGAGTGCTCTTGCCGGTCTTCTCGTCCTTCTCGACGACGTACTCCGTCTTGGCCCGCATGCTCACGATCAGGTGGCACTTGCAGCGCACCATCGCTTCGACCAGGGCGTTGTGCATGGGTGTGACGTCCCGCCACGCAGCGTAGGTGTTGCCCTGGTAGCGACGGGCCGCCTTGTCCACCTGCTCAAGAGCCCCTTCCTTGCCCATCCAGGCGTGCGAAAGCGAGTCAATGATGAGTACGTCGTATCCAGCGGCTTCGGCTGCCTTGATGGCCTCGACGTAAACCTCGGGGCTGAACGTGTCCAGGTTCAGCACGTCAAACTCGCACTCGTCAGCGTACAGGGCCGCGCTGTTGTTCTCGGTGTCGATGACGGCGATGCGGCCGCCGTCACCGGCCAAGCCCTTCGCCAACATCAGAGCCGTATATGTCTTCCCGCTTCCGCTCGGGCCGATGAGCCCGATGCGGGCCTTGCGCTGCGCCCTCTGCGCCCTCCGAAACGCGAACGTCACGGCTAGTTCACCTCCACCTTCACGCTGAACGTCTCGCCGGCCGGCTCCACCACGATGACTCCGGGCACAACCTCGCCCGTCTCCCGGTCCACGACGGCTAGCGAGTCGGTGACGTGCAACCGATCCTTAATGGCTGACCAGTCGGGCTGCTCCTTGATACGCACCAGACCGACCGCCTTGGCCCAGGGCAGCAACTGCTCGTCGTTGCGCTCGAACTTGGGGCCGCTGGCCCGCACCTGGAGCACGCCGCTGGGCAAGCGGTAGCTCTTGCGCTTGCCCAGGCTGGGACGGAGGGCCTCAAAGTAGGGCTGGAGGAGCCCGGTCATGCGGTTGATCGTCGCCTGGTCTCGCTCGTCCATCATCTGCTGCCACGCCTGCAGGCGCTCGATCTCTGCCTGGACGAACTGCCGGCGCTTCTCGATGGCAAGCTGGGCCTGCCGAATCTTCCGGACGGCCCACTCGGCTTTGTCGTCGCTGTCGATGCGGAAGCCCTCGTCCTGGGTCTCCATCTGCTCCTCGACGTAGCGGAGATAGTCCTCAGCAATGCTCATCGCATCGAAACCTCCTTTGGGGTTGTGCCCCCCGCCCCGATCCTGTACAATCGAGGAGAGGGCGTTTGGTTTCCAGCCATGCCTACGAATTGGCCCCTGCCTCCACTGCGGGGGCCTCTGTCGTTACCTCGCCTGGCACCCCGTACTTGGCAATGAGCGCCGCCAACTGCTGGCGGTCCCTCCGCTCGGCCTGGGCCTCCAAGTCGATCTCGTCGGCGCTCGTTACGAACTGACCAACCATCAGTGCGAAATCGTAAACGTACGCCTCGACTCCATAAGCGCCCTTGATCTCAAGTTTGACCGACCGGTTCTTCGGGTCTTGGGCTTGCCATGCAACTAAACCCTCGAATGTCCGTCCATCCATCAGATCCTCACCTCCTCTCCTCTGATCTTCACATCCCCTCTACTGGCACTAGCAGCACATCTCCCGGCTGGATGCGTCCTGGATCAATACCGCCGTTGGCCGTGCGGATGATGTAGACGGCCTCCCGTGGATCCATGTCCGGTGCGTACTGGAGGGCTAGACCCCAGAGTGTATCGCCGGGGCGGACAACTACCTCGATCAGCTCGTATTCCTGGTACCGCTGCCCTGCCTGTATCACGGCCCAGACAGCTGTCAGGCATAACACCGTGACCAGCACCCATGCCGCTATATTCATCCAGGTGATCGTGTCATCCACCGACACGATGCTGCTGCGGATTGTGCGTGGCCTCATGATCCTGTCGCCTCCCGCATGTCCATTCCGGCCATGTACCGCTCAAACCGCTGGGCATTGATGTAGTAAGACCACCTCTTGTCCATTTGCACGGCAATGCCGAACGGAAACTTCCCTGCCCTCAACCCCATCCGCAGGAACTGGGGAGTGACACCCATCCGCCGGGCAGCTTCGTCGACCGAAATGCGGCCTCTCATACATCAAGCCCCCTTTGTTTCCTTTAGGAAACTCTCAGAGAAAAAAAGAGATTGCACTCGCTCTGCATCTAGGCAAAGCGCCTCCTGGATCGCTCTTATCTCAGAAATCTTGAACGACCCCGGATTTCTGAGCCGACGCCAAAGCGTCTCGCGGCTGATCCCGATACGATCGGCGAGCTCGCCCATAGACAAATTGCGTCGTATAGCCTCGGCTCGTACCTCATTTGCAACCATGCGTTACCCCTCCTTGCCGAAATGTTTCGTTTAAGCAACTCCATCATACACCAGCTTTGATGCGTGGTCAAGCAGTTTTGGAAACTTTTTTGGCTCAACGTCTGTTTGGGTCGCATAAACGAAACCCAATCTGGTATAATTGTAATGGAAGGGGGCGCGAAGACATGTCGCTCGGATCGAGGTTGCGTGAACGGCGTCAGCAGCTAGGGTTGACCCTTGAAGAGGTTGCGCAGGCTGTTGGTGTGAGCAAGAGCACTGTGCAAAAGTGGGAGTCGGGCACAATAGAGGACATGCGTCTAACAAAGGCGGCCGGATTGGCGAAAGTCCTGAAGGTGTCGCCGTTACGGAGTGGGCCAAGGCCTACACGAGAGACTAAGGGAGCGGAGGCGCTGCCAGGGCTCGGCTCTACAGCGCTGACTAAGAACAATCGGCCCGCCGGGAGCCGTCAATCCCGGTACTTAGAAGGGAGGTTACTATGAGCAAGGTGCACAGCCCGAAAGGGCTACGGATCAGCGATGAGGTGCACAAGGCCCTACGCATCAGGGCCGCGGAGACGGGAGAGAGCATGGGAGAGATCGCAGAAAGGGCACTGAGGAAGGAGTTGGCACAGCATGGGAGAGGGAGGTTGACGCACATGGCACGAAAAATTGACGAGTACCGGGTCATCTACAGCGACCACCAGGACACGCCACACGAGGCCATCCAGCTGCCGTGGGACGTCGTGCGGGGCATCTTGGGCCGCGACCACGACGGCAGCGGCGAGGACGACGCCCGCCTCATCAAGGCACTCCGCGAGATGGGCGCGCCAGAGTGGATCGACGACGCCGAGGGCTGGATCGATGAGTACGGCTGGGGGCTCATCGGTCCAGAGGTTGCAGAGATGGGCGTGCCAGAGTGGATCGACGACGCCGAGGGCTGGATCGATGAGTACGGCTGGGGCCTGATCGGCCCAGAGGTTGCTGGGACGGGCGAGGATGACTGACGTCCCCCGCCCCAAGCACCACCTAATCGAGGCCGGGCGCAGGTATCCCGAGGCATGGCGGCTCATCCAGGTAGCTTGCGTTGGGTTGGTTCCGCCACTACACCACCACTCCATCATGGAGCAGAGGGCGGCCCTACAGGGCTCGCCCTCCAAGTGGCCGCTCAGCGACCGTGCTCCAATGCTAGAACCGCGCCCGAAATCCGACGCCGATCCGAGGCTTGCCTTGCCAGTCTAGCCCGACACCGACGTCAAGCCGGGCATACTCGCCCACATCCCAGCGGCCGTGTGCCGCCGGGCCGTGAAGAGTGAGGCCATACGTCCAGTTGCCTAGCCGCTGGCCCATTATGATGGGGGGACGGTAATTGAAGCTGCCTCCTTGCCCCACTTGGCCTGAGCCACCTTTGCTTCGAGGAAGGATTCCAGCCACTCCTCGATAGGCCCATATGCGGCCTGTAGTATGGTCAGCGCCTGCGGGCTGATATGTGTCTTGAAGTACTCGATAGCCGCCCGCATCGCTTCCGCAGCTTCTTGCTTGGTGAGGGTTCCATCAGCACTCTTAGCCTTGAGCTCGTCCACGAGCACCTGGTTGACTGCGGATATGGCGTCAAACCCCACCTTCTCCGCCTGGTTGAGGGCAGCCGTCAGACTCTCCCGAGCCAGATCACTCTTGACTTTGGCAGCTTGGACTCGCAGCCAGTTGAACAGTGCGCCCAGGGCCAGCGTCAGCAGCACCACGATGATGGGCAGCAGCGCGTCGACCACCTTAAGCGCGATGTCAGTCCAGGTCACAGGAACCACCTCCGTTATGAATTAGCGCGGGCCATCCACCCGCGCCTGAACTTCTCGAGTTTGGGGTTCTTCTGAATCAGTTGCTCATAGTGAGCCTTCTGTTGCTGCCTCATAGCAACCAGGAGCGCTTGCGGATCGGCGGCATTGACCGCCGCCAGGGTCTTAGGCCCGATCGCGCCGTCCACAGTGATCCGATACCCGATCATCTGGAGCGCCCTCTGGAGGATCTTCGTGCCCGTCCCCTTGCCGGTGTTGACGCAGGTGTCCAGATACTTCTGGGCCACCTTGTCGTCGTGGATCTGTGGGCACTTCAGGGGCAGCCACCAGTCCTCGTAGTAGATGGTGATGGCGTCCTCCCGAGTAAGGTTCGCGATGTCGAGATGCGGATAACTGCGCTTGCTAATGCCGTACTTCGTCTCCCCGCCCGGGTCGTCTGGGTCATTGACGTAGCCACCCTCATGGGCCAGCACCACCTCCACAGCGCGCAAAAAGCGCTCATCCATTACAGTGGTCATATCGTCATCTTCACCTCCTTGCGCTTGTCGCCGAAGCGAACCGAGCAGTATCGGTCGATTCTCCAGACTGTGCTTGATTATCACTCACCGCCTCCAATCCCGCTAGTCCACAACCCTCTGCACCGCAGCGGTGACATACCCAGCAGCGGCCATGTACATATAAAACAGCTCCACATTCGGGACACAGGACCATCAGCTACCTCCCAGTACGTTAGGCAAGGATACGTCCGTCACGCTCAGTCCTACAGCCGCCAAGGTGATGGCTGTGAATACGGCGATCAAGATGAAGATCAGCTTCCACATGTGCCTAGTGTAGTTGGCGTCTCTCTGCTCTAATGTGTGTTCAAGCCTTTCCACATCGCTTCTCTTAGCGGTCTCATTAAGCTGGGCTCTTACCTCTTTGATGTCCCGCTCCACAGCAACCGTCCGCTCTTCGAGTCGAGTCACCCTCTGCTCCAGTTCCATCCGCATCACCTCGCTGCATATTGATCGGAAAGCCTCACGACTGTGTGGGGCTTTTCGGTTTATTTGTCACCTCGTCTCGTCAGCCATCCGCGCCGCCAGCCTGGCCACCATCGCCTCAAGCTCGGCGATCCGCTCCTCGGCGCTCTTGGCCTTCCGCTCCGCGTCCTTAAGTGCTTGGTAGATCTCCACCGGCGCGTCTTTGTCGGGCTCGCCGATCTCGACGGAGATCACGCTGACGCCTTTCCGCGTCCAGGCCCGGGGGACGCCATCCAGATCGCACCACTCCTCCCACTCCTCTTCCGCGGGCGGCTCGTTCTCTCCATCAAGCATCATCAAGCCCATCAGCTGTCTGTCCTCAGGCAGCCCCAGGGCCTCCGGAGGCCTCGGGACCGTCCTGCCGCTCTTGCGGAGCTTCACCGTAGATCACCCCCAACACGTTCCGTTCTAGCACCCTCTCCACCGGCGTGGGCCGTCTCTGCGCCCACACCTTGCAGGCCCTCACCATGCCCCGCAGGTGCTGACAGTGGGCCTCTGTGGGGATCGCCGCGTTGCCGGCGCCCCGGTTAGCTGCGCAGCAGTAGCCCACGCCCGGGCAGTGATTGTAGGCGTCACACGCGTGACACTCCGGTTTCAGCGGCTGCCGACTATCGACGAGCTGTCCACACAGCTGGCTCTCGTATAGGGGGGCCTCGTTGGTGATCCCCTCGTAGATGGAACCGATGCGCTCCCCGCGCTGGCAAGCCCTCAGCTCGCCATCGGGCATCACAGTCCACGTGCCCCGCCCGAAGTTGCAGGGGTTCCCGGGCTTTGGCTTACACTTAGCAATGGCGTCGACGAGCTGGTTCACGAACCTCGATGGTGTTCGCCGCCAACTGTAGTACTCACCCAGCTCCACATACGCCTGCTCGACGCGCCGCTCATCCCACTCGACTCCCAGCTCGATATCCGGCACCACCTGGATGCTCCGGGCCCCCAGGGCCTCCAGAGCCCTGAAGCGCCCTACTAGGTCGTAGTCGTCCGGCGTCCATGTCGCCCGCGCTGTCACCCAGTCGCCTTGGGTCTTGACCAGGTAGCGCAGGTGCTCCGAAACCGTGTCCCAGGTCGGCCTGCCCTGAACATCAACACGATGCCGATTGTGTTCCGGCCCGCCGTCGATGGAGTAGACGTATACCCGCACATCGTTGGCCGCCATCCAGTCAATCCGCTCTGGAGTCAGCAGCAAGCCATTGGTGGTCAGGCTGATCGGCCAGTCGCACAGTCGGCGCGCCTCCTCGATCAGCGACCACTGCATCGTGGGCTCGGCACCGAAGAAGTGAAGGCCGGGCCGGTCTGTCAGACCCTCAAGGAACGCCATCGCATCCTGAAGCACTTCAGTGGTCATCGCTCGGCGTGGCCCACTCTTGGCCAAGAAGCAGTAACTGCAGGCCATGCTGCAGCTGCCCGCGCCGTCCCCGGTAAACAGGAGGAGCTGGTGCAGCCCAAGGGCTTGCGCCAGCTCCTGTGTTCTAGTCATGTCCTGCGCCATCATGTCAGCACCTTCTCTGGGTCCGAGAACCCCGCCGCAATGTATCGCCCACTGGTCGTGCGTGGGTTGTACACATACGTCTTGGGCCTGGTCGTCCTGGTCAATGACAGTACCTCATGGAGTGAACTGTCGAACGGCCTCACCAGCCTGTCGCCAGGCTGGATGTAGCGTGCAGGCAGCTTAAGCCATACGAGTTCGCCATCTCGCTCCCGGAGCACGTCGAGCGGCTGCTCGCCGGTGACCTCCAGCCGGTAGCCGCCCTCCACCTCCACCACGTAGATGGTGGAGGTATAGCTCATGTCGTTGCTCAGACACTCACAGGTCTTGATGGAGTCATCAGCCAGATCATAATACGGCATCTGCATACCGGGCCGTAGCTGCTCAACCGGTATTTCCGACACCTCACCCGTCTCCGGATCGTATACGGACACCGGCGTCCCGGCCACCCAGCACCCGCCACCCCCCTGGGAGGTCTTCTCACAAGTCGACTGACAAGAGGTCTGGCATGCCTGCTGGCACGACTCTTGGCAGGTCGATTGACACTCCCGTTGACAGCTCGTCTGGCACGCGGATTCACAGGCGGCTTGACACCCGATCTCACATGTGCCTTGGCATGTGAGCTGGCATGTCGACTGACACGTCCCATCACATGACGCGATGGAATACCGCGGTACTGCGCCTCGCACCGGGAGGCGCTCATTGATCCAAAGCTTCATGGTTTCACTTGCGCCGAACGTTGGCGAAGGCTTACTTGCGACGATATGCAAGTCACCGTCGAATGCACGCACATCGATATCCGCACTGCTCGCTCCAGAGGATGTTTGGAGAACTTCCTCACCATCGATCCACACAACCCACGGCCCCTCGCCCATCTCGATTCTTAGTAGCTCCACGCATTCCTCCGCAGGGATAGTGTATTCAAAGTATGGACTTATCTCGGCTACCTCAAGATGTGCATCATCCCAGTAAGAGCCTTGATTGTCGACGTCATGTAGGGTGTATCTGAGATATGCAACACCATCGGGAATTTCACCAGTGATGGAAAATGTGTACCAATTTGTTGTTACCTCATATTCACGTACGATGGGATCACCTAGCGCAGTGTGAGAGGCATCTAGATGTGTGATAGTAAAGCGCAAAAGTCTACTCCCCGAGTTACTTCGAGCGTATACTCTCGCGCGGTATGCCATTCCCACATAGGCCGACACGGGCACATCCTGGTAACAGTTCCGTGGTCTAAATAGTGCATAGCTACCAGTGAGACCTTGGCCAGTCGCCACTGATCCTGTCCCCGTCCAACCCGTCTTTCCATCTTCAAAGCTCCAGTTGATTATGGCGCCCTTTGTTACGTTTGTCGAAAAGCTCTTAGTCTCATGGTGGATGAGCATCATGCGATCGGGAATGCTCACACTCAGCGTACTACTCAGCTTCCGCAGTGTGACACTGCCGTCCTCAATGTGCTGCTGACCCACCGAGTAGTCCGTCAGTGACTGCCGGAGCACAGACTGTGAGGCCCGGATCTCGCCCTGGTTGACGAATATCCCATACTTGATGAGGTCATCCGGATCCGCCTCGGGGTCTATCTCCTGCGCCACGTCATGTACCCAGCCCATACCGACGGTGGGCGCCCCTGAGGCGGGATCGCGGAACAGAAGACGCCGGGCGTCCAGGTGCATCCGGTCGATGCTCTCCCCGGCTCGGCGCATCTTAAGGCCCGTAGAGTCCAGGGTGATCTGGCTACCCATGGCCTTGAGTCCGCCGGCATCTGCGTCGAGCTTTCCGTCCTCATCGAACAGCGACGTTCCGTCGCTTACACTGATGCTTTCGGCGCGGATACGCAGGGCATCAAGATCGTCTATCGTGGCCACCTGGGCTGCAAGCAACAGGTGTTTGGCGACCTCGGCCTGCACCTCTGTTGCCCTGATAAGGCCCTCGGCTATCAGGTCGCCTAGGATATAGATCTTTTGGGTCTGTGTATCAACCGCAAAGACAGGCTGACTCTCACCCGCAACATCTCCAAGGATTCTAAACCTATCAGCTAAGACTGCGACTTCGGACTGACTATCCTCGCCGATGGCTACGCCGATTCCGGTTACAACGTATTTCCCATCCGAGGTTCGTTTCTGGACTTTAAGCGTGATTTCGTCAGCAAGTTGGGTGACTTGGGAGGAGACTGTGTTGATTTCCTCATCTAAACTGGTGACGGTGCTCTGGATCCCATCAGCCCTAATTTCTAGTTGCGAAACATCCGATTTAACACTATTTACTTCACCTGTTAGGTTGTCGATGTTGGTTTCCGTGTTAGATACCCTGCTGCTGATACCCTCAATTGAGGTGGTCAGTTCCCCAACCTTCTGATTGTAGGTTGTGGTATCTACTTTAGTACCCAGCTTAGTGTCTGTTTCAGACTTGGTGTAAACATCACTGGCATTAGCCTTTAGTGCGATTTGTCCAGGTAACACATTCACGACTGCATCTTCTACAGTTAAAAGTCTATTTCCATGCTCGTCTACACTCTCTTCTAGGCTGGATACACTTGCTTCAATGTTACCTGCCCTAAGTTCCAAGCTTCCTGTTCTAGTTTCTATCTCAGAAACTTCGCCTGTTAGAGTGTCTATATCACCTTCTATACTTTCTACCATAGCCGATATGCTGTTATAGCTAGTTGTAAGTGTTGCTACATCGTTAGTGACTTGGCTTAGATTGTCGCCTAACTCCGTCACAGTGGATAGCTCGGCTTTTTGCTCAACAGCCTCCGCGGTTTGGGTTACGACTGTGCCCATTGCCGTTACAGTACCTTCCAGCGCATCAAAGTCGTCACGACTGACTTTGGAGGATATTTCGTCAGCTAGTTGCACGATTTGCGACTGTTGATAGTTGATCTCCGCTTGATCCACAAACGCACCCTTGGCTTGATACCAGCTTTGGATTTCTTCTTCTGTGGCGGCGTAGGGGAGGATGAGGAGTTCGTCATAGAGACCCGGCCCGAGGGTTACTCTGCCACTACTGCTGACTGTGAGCCAGGATGTGTCTAGGTTATCGTCACGTACGCCAGCCAGGAATTTAGCACCATCGCTACGCACTACGTGGTGTTTGTGGTATTTGTTGTTTGCGAGTTCAAGAAAGGTTGCCATACCCGTCACCTCCCACCTAATAAAACTTCTAACTCCTTCACCCTTAGAGTTAATTTTTGTATCAGTGCCACCTGTTGTTCTGTCAGTTCTAACAACTCCCAACAAACCTTGGAACAATCACATGTCCAGTTCAGCTTCGATCTCTGTTTTATAAGGTTCCGGGACGTCCTCCGGCTTGATTCGTCCCATTTTCAGCAGGAACTTGTATAGTCTTAGCTTACGTTCATCCATCCGAAGCCACCTCCAAGGTTAGCTCTGCAATATCAGCAAGGAGTTGCAAGGGCTCTTCTCTCTCTTTCTCTGCGGGTGTTTTCTCCGCCAACACAAACATATACACATCGCCAAACTGTCGATTCTGCACCAGTTTTAGGTCTTTGTACTCCGTAACACCTTCGGGTGTGGTTATCTTTACCGTGGACAGGTTGCCCTCAAAAACACTATCCTCGATAGGTGTATCCGATACAAAATTGTTACCATTGGTTCGCAAGTCGGTTAGTTTAGTACCGTCTGCTAATTCAATTTCCACCTCTGTGTTGGTGGGTAGATGCTCAATCATGATATACCTCCTTATCCCGATATTGAGAAAACGGGGCGAACGCCATAAGGACCACTAGCCCCGAAGATGAACACATCGCCACGGGTGCCGACAAGGGCGAAATACGACGCGGAACAAACGTCTCTCAACCACCACGCTTGGCGAATATTGAGTAGGTCGGGCCTTAGGGCGAACAAAGGGAGTTGTGATTTTTCTGTTCCGATGTTATATAAGCCATAAAGCCCCTTACCGTTCACGACGCTACCAAATGCCATGACTTCGTTCATCAGTTCAACATCGCTGTCAAACCATGCCCCGGCACTGGCTTGTCCATTTGAGACCGCATTGCTTAGGTATCTCCTGTGATTAACGACGTGTCCCGCAAAGTCAGCATGGATCTTAGTCTTTGCTTGGCCTAAGCCAGTAGTGTACATTTCACTCCCGGCATAACCACCTTCGGTGGTGTTCGTTGGGTTCATGCGATGCGTGTACATGTATCCGGCAGGGACCAGGGTTACGTGGTTGGTGGTTAACCAAGTGTCGCCCGAGTCGAGGTAGTAGTTAAATGCGGCGATTAGATAGGTTGTCCCGTTAATTGTCCAGTAGTCGCCGATATACATATCCTCAAAAGTCCCATCAGCGATTCTTGCGTACTGTTCGGGTGTTACACTAGTTCCTAAGTTTTTGCCGCGGTAGATTGAGTTGCGAAAACCTGCGTTGTCGGCAAGGAAGTTTAACCTGTTGAAGTTATCCGCCAACCCCGGTATAGTAATCGCCGGGGTATCGCTCATTTTAGGTATATATAAGCTCATAGAATCACTCCTTTACATCGCATCGAGTTGTGACCAGGTCATGTTTGCATAGTCCTCCCACGTTGCGGGTGCGGGCTTGTACACCGCCACAGTGTACTTCTCTTCAATCTCAGTCTGATAGGCTAGCTCATCATCCACCACAACTCCGCCGCCAAATTTGCCGCCATCAGGCACGAGCGTTGCCGATCCAGACACCGGAGTTAGTCCTTGCGTTGATTGCAAACTGTTGTCGAAGTGCCACAGCTCACCACCTTGAGGTTTAAGGATTGCTAATTGGTTTATTCGTGCTTTTGCGGCATTTAAATCAGCAATTGTATCATCAACAATGCTATCTAGATCGGATATTTGTGCTAATGCATCAATAGCACCTGTTTTTGCTAGATCAATATCACTGCGCAAAGATTCGGTCAGCTTAGACTCGCCAATGATCCCCTCGGGTATATCAGCTTCAGCCAACGAATTTGTAGCGGCATAGATAGGCGTAGACTTCCCGCCCTCACCCAACACGTCCGCCGCGGCGACTTCTATTTTGAACCTAGTTCCAGGCGAAGCGTTGTACGTGATTCTGCCCGCGCTCAAATACGTCGTGACCTGCGTGTCACCTGTCGGGTCGCCTTCCTCGTCTACAGGCGTCATGTAGAGGTTGTACGACACGATGTCGTTGTCTGCGACTGGGTTGATTGTGATCCAAAGACAGCTGAAAAACTCCTGCACAGCCGGCTGCGGCGGTGTGCTAGGCGTTGCGTTAGTCACGGTGATTACAGCCGAGGTCTGCGAGTAGTGGCCCCCAGCGTCGCGGGCACGCAGATAGAAGGTCTCGCTGCGGCTCTGAGGAGCAATCACCGCGGTGGTCTCGGTCCCGTGCCACACCCTACCCAGCTCTGTGCCCCAGTCTGCATCTACTCGTCTGATCTCATACTCAACCGCCCTCGCCACTGGATGCCATCTCAGAGTGACGTCGCGAACGAACTCACACGTGTCCCATGCGGGAGTGTCGGGAGGAATATCAGTGATAGGTAAAGGATAGTCCGGCTCGCCCGGACTACCGGGCCGAGTCTGCATCCGTAGCCATCTGTTATGGCCGCCGATCACCCTGCCACTAGCGATGACCTCCGTGCGGAACTTGTTGCTGCCGTAGTCGATCGTATGCCGCACAGACTCGACACCGTAGAAGGTCTGATCCTCAGACATGCGCGGATTGGTGATCGTGATCCCGTGCATGATGTCCAACTCCGGCAAGAGTGGCATCTCGATTCTGTTGGTCGAAGCCAGTTGCGACAGGTCAGCCAGCGCGGCATCGGCGAGCCTCCGGGCCTCCGCTTCTGTATCGATCAGGGAGGTGTCGGCCTCCTCGATCTGCATAGCGCGGCGTCTGAACTGCGCTATGCTCGCCTCGTCTGTGACAGTGACACTCCTGCGCTGGCCTGTTGCCTTGTCGCGCCAGGTGACCTTGACCACATTGCGTATGTCTTTGTCGCTGATGTCGAGCTGCTCCACAATGATGTCATCGGTTGACGTAAGTGCGAAGTCGGCGGTCGAGGCATCCTTGTCTCGCTCCGGCTCAAGGAGGGTGAGACGATACTGGCCAGTGCCCGAGTCCCATCGGTAGCCGATGAAGTACCCCGCCTGGCCAACCGCCTCCTGGATTGCATCCCAAACGGACTTGTGCTCGACCTGGTATGGCGTGACCATGAACCCGGGAGAGACGGGGCAATAGACCAGGGCCTCGCCCACGCCTAAGTTGGCATCGATGATCTGCTGCAGCACGGTTTCCAGCGGCACGCCCTCATCACTGCCATACTGCTGCACCTCCTCGATGTAGCAGTCGCCCAGCAACTTGGCCATGTCTCGGCAGGTCAGGTCCACTGTGGTGTCGCTATAGCTGATCGAATCGCCGAGTAGGCCGTGGAACAGAGTCACCCAGCTCGACGGTTCCACTCCCGGAGCAGTGATGGCGACACGCAACATAATCTCGCGGTTCGGAAACAGGATCGGCGAGCTACCGGGATCGAGTGTGTAGACAGGCCCCCTGCGGCGCAGCGAGAAATCTGCCGACGCAATGACGCCATCGACGCCCGAAGCCCCCAGCTGAGTCACATCACCTTTGTTGACTACCGCACGGACGAGGTGGTCAGACAGGTCGAGCCACGTAATGCCGTCTGAACTACCAATATACAGTTTCGTGTGTATCTGCCGAACGTTAGGGATCATCGCTGACACCTCACTGCTCCCGGATGGTCAGAGTCAGCTGTCTGCCGTCGTTGTGCCAGACGCCGTCCCGCCCGAACTGGACAAACTCCTCATCCTCGATGTCCACGAAAGCCGTGTAGCTCGTGCCCTTGAGCACGAACGTTGTCGTGCCGCCGAGCAACCCCTCGATGTAATCTGTGAGTGTTGCGGCCTCGGCGGCGGTCATCGGGCGGGTCTGCAGACGCCAGCTGTGTTTGATCGCCACCACATCGCGCCGCAGCTTCCCGCCCGCTGTCCTTGCCTCATCACCTATGGTCTCACGATTGATTGTCACAGCGTAGACATATGGGACTTCATGGTCCCCGATCGTTGCTACGCCCATGCGACATCACCTGCCAGTCCGTATCTACCAAGGCCAGCATCTCTTGCTCCCTTTACAACTGCCCGACGGACGCGATCCTCGAAGTCGTCTGCGTATATCGAGCCTTCGACATGCACCTCGACGACGATCTTGCCGCCCGCCTCATCGAGCGGGACGACTGCCTCTGGGCCGCGCTCGCCTACCATGGCAAACGTCGGCCTGGTCACTATACCGCCCTCTGCAAGCGGGATTGGGTCGGCGACCTGGAACCGGCGCAGTGCGATCTTGAAACCACTCGGCACGTTGCGGAGCGCCGAGTTGACGCTGTCTACGCTCTTCTTCAGGTCCTTCATTCCGAGACCAAGCTCGTCGAGCACGCTGTAGAACTGCTCGCTGTGATCGCTGATCTGCGAGATGGTGTCTCGGATCGCATCCAGCTCGCCTGCGCTCGTCACACCGTCTCTGACCGCCTCGAATATCTGGTCGCTCAGCATCTCGAACAGCGGACGCATGGCCGCGCTTTCGAGGAACCCTGCGATCAGTGCGTTGCGCACGTGCATCAGTAGACTTGTCTCTAGCTGCGCCGAAAATGCCTCGACCGTCTCAGCCGAAAATGCACTGCGGACACTGCTGACAAGATCCGACACCGTGATGCCGAGCACACTCTTGAAATCCTCGATTAGCTGGTTGAGAGATTCTTGCTGTGCTTCGAGCTGTTTGGTGATGGCCTCAATCTCATCCTGCTTCATGCTGTGAGCTACGCTACCACCTGCCGCAGCCCCAAACAGCCCGCCTAGCAAAAGCCCGAGAGGCCCAAAGAGCGCGAATCCTATAGCCGCACCTGCAATCCCACCACCGACCGCCCCCGCAGTCGTCACTCCGCTTATACTCGCCTGCAGATCGCTGATCGTGCGCTCGGTTTCAGCGATCGAACGCCTCATCTGGTCGATGGCTCCATATCGAGCCTCAGTGTTCATGTTCCTGGCTGCCTGCACTAGCTGATTAGCCGCCTCGATCTGTAACTCTGCAGCCTCTGCCTGTTGCTGAGCTACGCCGCCGAACAGACCCATCAGGCCGCCGGCGACCACACCTATGATGGGATTGGTCATTCCTAGCAGCATCGCGGCCCCATACCCAATACCCGCACCAACCAGGCCGCCAGCCCCCGCGGGGCCTAGACTTCTCAACAGCCCGTTCAGCGGCTCGATCAAAGCTGCGAATCCCTGGGAGACTGCCTCAATCGCGTTGCTCAGCTCCTTGGAACTCGCGGACAGTGCCGCGAGTGCTGCTACTGCGATCCCCCCAGCCGTGCCCAGCCCAAGCCCGCCCTCTTCCCGCGGCTTGACTGCGTACTCATAGGCCGCCAG